CAGAGTGCCAGCGCCGATCAGATCACAAGACAGGACATCACCCACCAGATACCACTGTCCCCCACGAACCAGGGTAGCAGCAGTCACAGCACCACCAGAAACGGTGATGTTAGCGGTAGCGCCATAACCAGAACCGCCACTCAGAGCAACGTTGGTGTAGGTTCCGTTGGTGTAACCGGAGCCATTGACGCGGGTGCCGAAAGTAGCAACAGCACCAGTTTCAGCACGACGAACCGTGCCGGTAGCCTTACCGCCGGGAAGACCAGTGGTAGCGTTGGTGGGCTTAACGCGAGCCGAACGCACCGCACGGATGGCAGTCTCAGCAGCAGCAACAGTCGCGTTAAGGGCAACCGTGGTAGCAGCCGAGGCGTAGGAGGCAGCAACAGTGGTGGTGGTGGTCACACCATCAGACACGTTAACAGTGGTATGAACGCGGTTGTTTTGTTGATCCTCATCACGCTTACCAGGGGCGTTAGAGATAGAACCGTAAGTGGTTCCGTCAGAAAGAGTAGCCATTTGTTTTATGGAAATAAGTGAACTAGCTAGTTGTCCAAGAAAGGACTTTGGAGAAATTAGAGTGGTCAAAACAATCTTGACCAACCCACCATGATAACCAGTGGTTCGAACCCTTTGACTGGTTACATTTTTGGCAAGCAGGAATTACATTAGATGTAATATTATGACCTCCATGCGCCTTTGGATGAATGTGATCCAAGGTAAGATTATCAGAAGATCCACAATAGACACATCGGTTATTCCAATGTTCTTTGATGGATGCTCGCCACAATCTTTTTGCTTCGGAGGAAGTCATGGCCTTCAGGTTGTAAAGGTATTCAGAAGGATCTTTGAAAGGCATTGACCCCTGTGGGTGGGTTTACTTCTTCGTCGGTTTGCCGTTGTGACCATTACGGGCACGGTTCTTTGAGGGCGATTCCAATACCATTCGGCCACTCTTGGTGTGTGACAAATCTTTGCCACCTTTACCATCAATGCCCCTGCGCCGACGTTCTGTCCAGCGTTCCTCAGAGGCATTCTTTACTGATGGCTTTTTATTTAGTTTGCGTTGATAGGCAGCTTTTTTAGCAGCCGCCTCTGGATTTGCCGCATAATATTTAGCGGACTTCTTCTTTGCTTGCGCCATCTGGGTTAAAGAATACTTTGTTTTCGAGGCGCTCAATCCTTGCGTTAGAGATACTTACCCTTTCGACAAGTACCTCAACTGATTTAGCAATGTTATGAAGGGTAATCAGGTGCCAACTAAAGAGACCCAAAAAGGCAGTTGCTGCTAGGTTTCTCAGTAGCTGTCCTGTTACATCTCCATCTTCATCTGATGACCCTTTCGACATCCTCAAGCTCCAATTCAAGACTATTAAAGAGGGTGGCAAGTGGAGAACCAAGCACGGGAACACCAGTGATGTTATTTTTAGCAAGCCAATCAGCAGCAGCCTTAATGTCCTGTGTGGTGGCAGTGCCAGATTTGATTCGCATGATCAGCTCATTAGTAACGAGGCCGTGAAGCTCGTTAAACTGATCTTCATTAGCTCGTTGTGTCATAAACCTCTACGACCCATGTGTGTTTGCCGTCCAAGTATAAATTCATTACGCTTGGTAATGCGATACTTAACGGGTTGTATTGTTTGTGTGGTGCGATACCAGAAGAAGTTACCAACTGATCTGAAATCAGTAACAATGTTTAAAGGTAGGGTAACCAGATTTCTAGTGCTAAAGTAATCCAGACCTGACCCAACAACTTGGTAGGTGCCGGGTTGGTTGTTCAGTTGATAGAACCGATTGACCCCTACGTTATTACCGCTAACGTTATAGGTGCCAGTTGTAAGGTTAAAACTTCTCGTCAGTGAAAACACCGCATCCTTACCGGACACAGAGAACGACCCAGGAACACTATGGAGAGCTAGGGCTCGAATGAATCCAAGCGTGTTGCCGGATAGTGAATATGTTCCTACCTGTAGATTTAGTGAAACTTGCTTGTTTAGGGTTAATGTATTCCCCGCTAAACTGTACGCCCCAACAACAGTGTCTAGTGTAAAGGCAATACCACTGGTATTATATTGAAGAACAACATCAACACCAGCAATAGAGAACGTTCCTGTTTGAGAAACAAGTTGTCTATTTTGGAGGAGTCCTGTTGTAGTTCCAGCAAGATCATACGTTCGGGTTGTGGCGTCTATTCGCGCTGCCCTTTGAAGGAGAGCGTTCTTCCCATCAACCAAAAAGGATCCGGTTGTCCCAACAATAGCCCGTTGAACGTTTGGATCTAGCAAGTTCCCAACAAGGGAATACGTTCCAACCGACGTGTCAAGGGTTCTATTGTTTAGCAGAATCGCATTGTTACCAGCAAGCGAAAACGTGCCAAGTTGCTGGATTAGGTTTCTGTTGAACAGCAACCCCGTAGATGTTCCCGCAAGGGTAAATGTTCCAACACTAATGTCTAGGGAAACAGACTTAGCAAAATCTACATCTACACCAGATAATGTAAATGCCCCTGTATTGCTAACAAGTTCAAGTTCCGTATCCTCAAGTTCTACAACCCAGCTACGATACGCACTACTAGCATTAACAGTAACGTTGGTACTTGCCCACGTTGTAACGCCGCCATTAGTATCATGCCCCGCCGCTTCCGTACCACTACTGGCACGGTTAACCATTGCACCAGGAGCCTGCTCTACGTTGGTGGCAGTTCTATGACCAGCAACGCCCACAACCCAACTAGAACCGTCTGTCCGATTTAGTGTTCTAGCCGGATAGTTAATTGTTGTAGTCGCTGCTCCAGATCCGCCTACTGATAAGCCAATACTTGCCTTACGATAGACCAGGCAAATTAGTTCTGTAGCGTTAGTCCACGTTCCACTAGTTGTGGTTGTTGCTGTTGCTGTTGCCCATCTAAAGTTAGAGCTGTTTGTGTTACCACCAGATGAACCGATTAGGTTCCAAGTAGGAACTGTACCCCCAGCAGCGGGTGTTGTGGGGGCTGTATTGCTACCATCTCGATACGCAAAAATGAGAATAAGATCACCAATTTGGTGCGTTGGGATGGTAACAGTCGTTGCTGCTGCACCTTGAGCACCAATAAAGGATATGGCCATAATATGCCTCCTTTATCAGGTAATCGTCAAGACACCATTAGCATCATCGAAGTTCAGCAGCAGCGATTCTCCGTCACCCAAAGTAATAGAAGAACCGTAGTCATACCAACCAATCAGTTCGTCGTTAGTGGCAGTCTGATTAAACAACACCACGTACCGGAAAGGACCAGTAGAACCACCAGTGGAGGTAAGAGTCTTATCCGCAATGGTAAGCTTATACACACCGCCACTTTGAGCACTACTGCTTACCGTAAGGGTACGTGCGTTAAGGTTCGTGTAGGTGATCTGAGTGATGTTAGCCAGCACCGTGTTGGTATTCACGGGAAGGGTGTTGGTCAGAGCCACCTCAAGGGTATCCGAACCAAGGTTATGAACCTTTTCTGCAACGGCTTCAGTAAAGCTATTAAATTTAAAGAAAGAACTAGTAGCCATGATCAGTCAAAGAGTTCGGAAATATAAAGGGTTGTAGAGCCCCCAGTGCCTTGAATAACGGCAATATTAGCATTAGCCGGTACGGCAATGATAAGTCGTTCTCCTGTTCTCAAATAATGAGAATCTGCCGTGGCTGTTTGAGTTCCAACTCCAACTGCAAAGTGGCAATGATTACCACCAGTACATTTGATGGACACAAAACGGCACGTCGGTGTCAATACAACGTTAGCACTTGTTGCTCCAATTGCCTGTGAACGGCTAACACCAAGCGAAAACGCAGTCGTAGAGGGTTCTGACAGGAATGTACCCGTCGTTGTTACGGCATCAGTCGTAATAGAAGCCATGATTAGTTAATAAAAGTGTGTATTTAGGTTGTTTTACGGAAGGTCATGTACCATCCAGAGCCATTACCCTCTACCATCCACCGTTTGGACCAGTTTTTCCACGAATAGGGGACATACTTGCCCCCAACACCGGGTTTACGGTAGCCCCCATTCGCGTTATCCATCTCTCCGAAGGGGTCATGGCAGATCACATGGGTATCCGTAACCCCAACCACGAGCATCCAGTGTCCACCACCAGTTGGAGCGTGAGCAGGACCCTTATGGAGGATTCCACAAGCCACAGGGTAGCCCTTCTCTAGCTCCTTTTCAAGGGTTGTACGGGTGCCATTCTTTAGGAAGGATGCCTTGACCCCATAATGGGAACAGGCACGGATCTGTGCTACCGAACTGGTAGTATCTCCATACCGCAACACAGTACGGAGATAGCTATCATCGGCATTAGACCCCAGAAGGGCCGTTGGTTTTAGGTACTTTACCGCCATGGCACAAGTACTAGAGAAGCACATGCGGTCCCCATGTTCGGTGGCGGAATCCAGCTGAGGATAGTATTGAGGGACCGTTAAAGTAATGTTAGTCACTCATGTACCCTTCATCACTTGAGGATGGAATCCTTAATCTTTTGGATTTTATCGTCTTCCGAACGGAAGGGCTTTAGGGATTCAACAGCGTTGAGGATCAGTTGAACAACGCCATTGGACTTCAGTTTGCTGGCCCCAACAACTTCGGAACCAATAAACAGAGCAAAGAAAGCGAGAGTTTCGTAGGAAACTTTAAGACCTAGAATAGTAAGCATTTGATTAGCGGCCTTGACCGCGAGTTTGTTTACGCCCATGATTGGGCAAAGAATGTTGTCCCTGACCTTGACGTGTTCGTTTCGGAGGACCAGGGACGTGGAGGACCTTTTGAAGTGATTTAGGTTTTCCCATTATTGTATCGGACGGCGTTTAGGAGGTAGGGCATATTCAGCTCGTTTCAGAAAAGATAACCACAACTGTTATGGGCTGATCTGACTGTGAACGTACTGAACGTCTATGGATGAGTTCCCATAGGAGCGGGGCCAATAGATTATCAGTTTTCCTGGTGACAGGACGCCGTTGACAGTGGTTCCTGTGGCGACTGAAGTCAAAGCAGCTTGCACGTTGAGGTTGAAACCAAGAACGGGTGATCCGCTGGCAAAGTCGCTCTGGATGGATGCCCTTGTTGCAAGCTGTGTGGTGTAGTCGTATGTAGCCGAAGCTGTGCACTCTTTGATTGCCCTGTAGAAGCTGCTTCCACCAGGGTTTTGGTTGGCAATTAGCACGGCTTTGACCAGAGTCGTTCCCACAAAAGGAACTTCCACGTAGAGGTTCGTTACTCCATCATCAATAACTGGCAGC